GTAGAACCAATAGTCTTACCGTCACCAATAATAATATCATCAGTAAATGTAGCAATACCTGTAACTGCAAGTGTAGATGCCATGTCAACAGCACCGTCAATGTCTACTACATCAAGATTAGTTACACCATCAATATCCACGTTGCCTGATATGTCTAAGCTTGCGGCAATTATTTCTCCGCTGGCATTTACAGCACCATTAATATCTATAGTTGTAGCTGCTATTTGTATCTCAGTGTCAGCTACAATATCTAGCTGCCCGTCTGCACTAGAGTTAATAAATATAGCAGTGTCACGAAACTGTATCTTTTTATCTGTAGCTACAAGTGTATCATCAGATATGTTATCTATAGAGGCAGTATCAATGTTTGCTGTGCCATCTATAAATAGATTACGCCACTCTTGACTTGCAGAACCAAGGTCATACGTATCATCATCATCAGGTATAATACTTGAGTCAACGTCAGCAGCAAACACAACATTGTCGGTTGCAGCGTCACCAAGAGTAATTGTACCGCCATTAAAAGTAGTAGTACCTGTAACTACAAGATTGCCACCAATATCTAAGTTACCTGAAATATCTACTGCACCATTCATATCAATAGTAGTAGCAGCAATCTGGATCTCTGTGTCAGCTACAAGATCAAGTTGACCATCAGCACTAGAGTGAATGTAGATAGCAGTGTCACGAAACTGTAGTTTCTCTGATGTAGCAAGTAAGATGTCATCAGAGAACGTAAAGTAATCCTCATCTTCACTCCAGATAAGAACACCGTTATTAGAACCACCGTCCCAAGTAAGTGTAATGTCACCTGCACCAGTACCTATAGTAACATTGTCAGATGCCACTAAAGATATAGGACCACCTTCTCCAGCAGTACCATCGTGAGTGTGACCTGTATTAACAGCAAAAGCAGCTAGAAGCTGGTCAAATTCATTATTAAACAGATCAGCGGTAATAACGTCGCCATCAGTAAATGTGGATTGTCTTGTGTATGTAGCGCCCATTTAACGTCTTGCTCCTAATGTATATTCTAACTGAAAGCCTTTAAGGGAGTAAGGTGCAGACTCACCCCCATCATTTACTCTCAGTGCAACAGAAAAACCTGAACCTTCTACTGGCTGTCTTATAAGAGGCTGAGAAGGGCCACCAAAAACAAACCTGACTGCACCGTCTGCAGTACTAAATACAGCTAATCCAAATTGTGCAGCTACTGCATTGGAATCCAAAGAGTATGGTTCAGGTCTAGTAGAGTCTGAATTTTCATTGTCATATCTTATTACTAACTCTGCATCAAGAGCAGACTCAGGTTTATAGTTAATGATAACCCTTTGCATATGCTTTCTTATACCAGAATCTCCAAACGCCATGTCAGAGCTTCTATATCTACCTAGTACAGGTATGCCATCAAAAGTATTACCCTTGTCTTGCCTATGTACATGGCCAGAAAAGTCTCCATGAAGAACTATAACATCACCAGCCTGTACAAAGGTATCTGTGCAAGAAGGTTTTATACCACGTACTTCAGAAAACTCAAATTTATCTTGCCTCATAACGCAAGTAATACCTCTAGTAATACTATCAGACTCGCCATTTTTAGCAAAAAATATTCTGTACTGTGTCTTGTCAGGTATGACAACACTTTCAAATAATGCAGAGTCCTTAATGTTTTTATCAAAGATAGACTGTACGCTTTTACTTATTGTACCTAGCTCAGTATCGCCAATCTTTGCAGTAGCAGCAACTGTACGCAGTCCATCAGGACCAAGGAATACTAAGTCACCACCAAATTCTTGTATGGTGTCACCATTAATACAGCCAATGTTTCTAGTAACAGGTACGATAGCAAAGTCTGCTGCTGTGTTTCCTGCAAGTTTAAATATTCTGTTTTCACAAAAGATAAAAAGACTGTCACGGAAAACTTTTATGCCTGTAATAGTATCGTCTACTCTAATGGTTCCTGCAGGTAAAGCTGGACCCGTGCTAAAACCATCCTCGTTAAAGCCTTCACTAAAACTTAATAGTTCTGGGGTAGTAGATTTACCAGCATAGAACATATGAGATTTAAAAGAAGCTACAAACTTAGAACCTGTAACTGCACTTGCACTGACATCAGTTGCACTAAGAGCTAAGTTAAAAACTACAGGTGCATTTACCCCATCTACACATACGATCTTTTCATTACCATCATAATTGAAACGTTCAAACCTATACTTAGAAGCATTAGTTCTACCAGTGTCTATCTCTGTCCAAGGTGAGGAGACAGTTACCCTAGAAACGTGTGCGGCTGCAGTAGTATTTTCTGTGGCACGAGTTACGCCTGTAAATTCGTTAGGTAGTGAAGCAGCGTCTACTCCTGTATAAGTAAATTTTTCTAACTCTAACTGTAGAGTACCACTAGTTGCAAAACCTGCAACAGAGTCTACAATAATTGTACCTGAACCAGACATAGTTGCATTAGCAGTTATAGCAAAGGCCAGTTCCGTAGAAGCAGCAGAGAATATTTTCTCTCCTCTACACGCTAGTACCTTGTCGCCAAACTTAACTACACCTATTACCTTTTCATTGATACTAGATGTATGTGGTACTACATGATTGACAAACCTACGATAGCCGTTCATCCTTCTGTAACCACCCTCAACGTCAGGCTCAAAGTTTTCTAGAACTAAAGCTTCGCCTGGTTGCATAAGAAAAGAAGAACGGTTTAAAACTAAACCGCCCTCACAGTTAAATGCTGCAGGTTGTACTTGAGAACTATCAGGCATTAAAAGGATACCCCAGAGTTGGAACTTGTAGGTCTATTTATAACTGTAGATCTAATATAATCAAATTTATTAATTAACAAGCTTTGGATATTTTTAATACCCTCCTCAAAACGTTGAAAGTTAATTGAGTATTGCTGCATCTCACCCCTGTACTGATACAAAAATGCAGTGGCACCATCTGTAATTACAGGTTTAAATCTATCTGGTATAGTAGTAGTGCTATCATGTGCAGTTAAATCATTAGGAAATGTAAAGTAATCATACAATAATGTGTATTCTTTATCAGGGTAAGGATATAGTAAATAGTTGTTATCAAGGGTACGTACAATATATTGTGGCATACCTCCATTATCAAACTGTGTAACTGCTACACCAGTAGCGTAAGCAGCAGCAGTAGTACCACTGTCAGCTCTTGTACAGCCTGTAAGAGTATTACCAGAAATAGCAGTGTAAGAAATTAACTCACTGCCCACATAGACACTACCTGAGGCTGAGAAACCTACAGATGAAACAAGTGTTAACGTAGTTACAGAATCTGTATGAGAACCATCTAATGTTGTAGACTCAACTTCATCTTCTTGGCTTGCAAATTCTTTACTTATATATTCGTTATAATTAAGTTTTCTTAAATTAATACCTGCAGAATTAATACTATCATCTTTTTTTATTCTAGCTGTATTATAGTCTATGTGTTTTGTATCAGTGGGTATAGTATATCGTACTATCCCAGGAACTAAAGTTGATGTATTAGTAGCATGATTAAATGGGTATGCAAATTCTTTTTGGTTTATGTGTCGTATAGCTTCATTAACAGCATTCTTAGCTTGTACTTGAACTCCCCTAGCATCTGTAAAATTAGCAGAGGTAAGAACTACTTCGTTCATACGAGTAAGAACTTCATTCGTTAATGTAAGAAATGTAAGTGCCATTCTGTTCCCTCAAGATGCATCAAAGGGGCCAGCATTAAGCCAGCCCCTAAGTTTACTTTAGTTTATGCTAGCAGATCACGAGAAGCTACAGCAGCCTCAGTGTGAGCAGCTGAGATATCTGCAATTACTGCATAGACACGTAAGCGTCCAGTTGCAGCAGCAGCACCAGCGATAACTACATCAATGGTATCTGACGCAGCGACAAGAGCTAATGCAGCAGCAGCATAAGTAGATGCAGCACCAGTGTTTACAACGTTAGCTTCGCCGTTAGTACCAAGTACAAGGTATGTACCAGCAGCAGCATCAAGTGCAGCACCGTCAACAATGTCATCTCCACCAGCAAAGTCAATATTACAAGTACAACTTGCAGTAAAGGACT